TCTATCTAGACTAGTAAGAACACACGGGATATTAGACTAGCATTGCTGCCAGTATCCCCCATTTTGTTTTAGTCTCGCAGAAACTTATGGACACTAATCAAGCTCAATTTCAGGAGGAGTATACCCCTCTCTTAGTTTTGCTTGATATAGCGAATTTATTTCCGAAGCCTCATTTATTGTCACCTCCTCCTTCGACATCAGAATTAGATTACAGTACTCAATTAAGGGTCTGTATTCTATTTCCTGTACCGTTAGAGGTGGGGGCAATTTTCCGTACTTCGGTTTCCATAATTTCTCATTCCATCGATAAGTTTCCTTTAAATCATGTTCAGATTCGTAATAGAGGTCAGAAACGCCCACGTTCGAATCAAATAATAGATTCACGGATAGATATCCGTGAATCAATTCGAGATTCTCGTGACCTGTTCCTTTTTCCACCCGTGCGGAATGGTTACTTATGGGCTCAATCAACTTATTTGTTATATCGCGAATATGCCAAGTAACTTCAGGTTTTATTGCCTTCGGTTTCTTGTCTTTCCAATTTAAAATAATATGATGAGCCATACGTAGATCCAGTTCCGAGGGTTGAAAGTAATCTGTTGTCGGTAGTCCTAATCCTCCTAACCACTCTGGTATAAACCAGGGTATGTTGTGAGATTTGAGAGCCGCCAGATTCTCCTTTATGAATAATCTGTAACATGATTCCTGAAGATCACCTGGGCAGGTATTAAGCAATTCTCTTGCTCTTGCCCCTATGGTGCCTTCAGACCGACGATTTCCTTCTTTACCGCTGAGGTTAGTCCTCGCGCTACTTCTTTGCATACCATATATGAGTCCATAGTTCACAAAAGGAACCTGGGTATAATGTTGTTCGAGCACATATTGTGTTCCATCCTCATTAGATTGGATAGAATCCTGAATTTTATCCTGCTCATACATGAAGGTTGTGGAGTTCATCTCCACGAAGTCCCGCGAAAAGAAGGTTTTTCCTAATGATTCCTGAAAGCCAACGATCTGTGTTGTGCCTCTCCATATGCTTATGATATCCCGACTTGCCCTTAATGCATTGTCATCCCCATTTATCATGAGGGGACATTGTCTAAGTTGCATCGGTTTATCATTACATACTTCAAGAGCCCAACGACACATTGCCGCATTTATGATGCAAAGGACCGGGAAGCTTGTAATGCTACCCATGAGTTGTCCTCTGGCTTGTTCTTTAAATTCACTTTTTTCTTCAGGATTTTCAATTAGGTGTCCGGTTAAGGAAATTAAGAATAATTCTTTTTCAACAGCGCTGAGTTTTATGCAGTCGGCAATTTCATTTGCTACTGCTTCGCTTGCCCAACTATAAAGTAAATCGGTTGCTGATGTATAATCTCCACTTAGGAATATCTCATTTTCTTTGAGAGTCTTTCCAAGAGCCTTTTGTACATCTACCCAATTTATGGGTTTTCCGATGAATTTAAATGTTGGGTGCTGTCGTAAAATCGTATGTGTGAATTTCCATAGGTTACGCAAAACATAGTATAGTTCAGGTGGGCCTTTGCTTATCACTCGTGTCTTTAACGCTTCCGCTAAAGCTACCAGTGAGACACTTCGGTTCTCATTTGTCCCAATACTATCTTTTGCGATTCGTAATATTTCAAACCATAGTTTTTCACATACGCCCTCTAGTTCCTCGATATTGAGAACAACTTCAGGGGTATTATTTCTTAATTCATCAAGGAGGTTCTCCTTGATTTCAAATTTATCGATGGAATCGATCTTCCTTCTTGCCGCATAAACGCTTATATACCCTCCAGGTTTTCTTAAATGCTGGAAATGATCAAGTATATAACCAACCATCCCCATCTCTAATCGATTTTTTATATAATTAGCAGAAGTAGATGGAAAGAAGATTTTAACTCTCTCTTTATGAGTGAATTCGTGTCCAGAGAAGATCTCTCTGACAGTTCTTTGAATCTGTTGGATTGCATTTACTCGATTTACACGATATTCAACCTTGAGATGCCAGGATTC